TTATCGTCTTTAAACCAATTTAAATTATTCTCATTACTCATATTTTTCTCCTATAACCAATGCGGTACTAAAAATAGTATCGCGTTAAAAAATAAAATTAAAATAAACATCCAATATGGCATGTGCATATTACCCCCTTAAAAATCTTGAATTATAAAACTACTAGAATTTTCTATTTGAATAACAGTTGTATGCTCTTCAATATCTACTAAAGTTTTACAATCATAATTATAATTTTCGTTAAATTCTTCTATGTCTGAATATTCTGTATATTCACAACATAAAGCTATTGGATCAAAGTTAATTTCTTCGCCAGTATCTTCTTCTAAACTTTCCAAATAAAAGTTTAATGCTTTTAAACCTTTATAAGAAAAGTTATTAGGTCTGTGCGATTGAAACCAACCTATAAAATCTGATTCTGTTATATTAGTATACATAATTTTCCTTTCAGTTAAAATTATATATATTGTTGTAATCATTTTGATTATATTGTCAACATTAAATATTTGTGCAATTAAGTAATAAATGTTAAGGAATTATTTAACTTTTCTCCGTAACCCCAGTTTTTCCCAAATTTCTGGGGTTTTTTTATGAGAATGAATGAATCTATATTACAACAACAAATAGTTCTTTATTTAGACCACAAAAAATTATATTATCATTTTAGATATTGGCATACTCCCAATGAAGGGAAGAGAAAAGTCTGGTATCTAAAGAAACTAAAAAATATGGGAATGAAAAGCGGAGTGCCAGATTTAATTTTAGAATTTTCACAAAGTAAATTTGTTTATTTAGAAATTAAAATGCCTAAGGGTAGATTGAGCAATGCACAAAAATTATGGAAAGTTAATTCTGAAATTTTAGGAACTCCATTTCATGTCATTAAAGGCACTTATGAGGAGTGCAAAAAGCAAATAGATAATATTTTTATAGATTATGAATACGCAAGAATTAGATAAACTTACAAAATATTATATGGGAATAATCCAAGAAAATAATTTAATGTTTGAGGATTATCAATTAAAATGTTGGCAACAAGCCTACAAAGATATGGAGAAAAAATATGACAAAAATTTGGAAAATGGGAATAAGTCCAGATAATTTTATAAGTGATACGCAAGATCTAACAAACGAGGAGTTAGGCGTTTATTTTAGATTATTATGTTATGCGTGGAAAAAAGAAGCGTATTTACCTAAAGATCGTGAACGACTAAAAAGGATAGGTCAAAACTGCGAAGATAAAATAATTAATTATTTATTAGAAACTTTTTTTATAGAAGATGATCAAGGTTTTTACTGTAAAGCCCAAAAAGAAGAATTTGATTGGGTTGTAGAAAAATCAGAAAAAGCAAAAGTATCTGCTGAAAGAAGGTGGAATAAAAGCGAACGCATATCCGAACGCAATGCTAATTATAGTCATAATTATAATAATAATAAACATATAGATGATTTGTTTGATTCTATTTGGCAATCTATAAAAGTTAAAAGAGGAACTAAAGCTAATGGTTTAAAAGCATTTAAAAAAATATTTAAAAATAAAGAAGCACCAGAAAAAGATTTTATTATTAAACAATTTAATCTTAAATGTGATACTGTTTCTGATAAGCAATATATTCCTCATTTTAGCACTTGGTTAAATTCAGAAGGTTGGACAGAAGAATTAGCTAGTGAAGAAAAATCAGAATTTAAACTTGATAATCGTAATCCTTTTAGAAATTTATCTTTATGGAAAAAAGGTATTAAAACTTTAAACGATAATGACGCAGATATTCGTCAAGCATTTAAAGATGGGTTATTAGAAAAAAATCATATTGAAAAACTAAATATTAGTCTACAATGAGGTATGACTGATGAAATTAGAAAATTTTTTATGACTATTCAAGATGATACTGGTTATTGTGCTATTATACAAATAAGCGGATTTAAAACACAAGAAGAAGCTGACAAGTATATTTATGATAATTACCAAGCTATTACTGGGGAAGTATTAACAGAAAGGACAACTTTACATTGAAAATTCAACAAATAGATATTGATAAAATAATACCATATATCAATAACCCAAGAAAAAATTTAAATTCAGATAAAGTCGCTAGTTCAATAAAAGAGTTCGGTTTTCAACAGCCAATAGTTGTAGATAAGGATATGTCTATTATTGTCGGACATACTCGCTACGAAGCCGCAAAAAAATTAGATTTAAAAACAGTCCCTGTCGTTATAGCAGACCTACCGCCTCTCAAAGCAAAAGCATATAGAATAGCTGATAATAGACTTAATGAGGATAGTGAATGGGATTATAACTTTTTAAATATTGAATTTACTGATTTATTAGATAATCATTACGATCTTGATAGTTTAGGTTTCAATAATCAAGAATTAGAAAATTTTATAACATTTGAAAAAGATCTTGAACAAGATATGCCTGTTTTATCTGATGAAGATAAATCTCCATTTCAACAAATGACATTTACTTTGCATGATAGCCAAGCAGAAATTGTAAAAAATGCTTTAGAATATATTAAAAAACAAAAAATAGATGATGATGTAAACGAAAATAAAAATGCTAATGCTTTGACAGAAATTTGTAAATTATTTTATGAAAAAATCCGCTAAAGAAATTGTTATAAAACCTATACCATCAAAAGCAGCTAATAATTTTGTTAAATTATTTCATTATTCAAATACCTATGTAAATAATTCAGTTATTCATTTTGGAGTTTTTTTAAATAAAAAATTAGAGGGTGTTTTGTCTTATGGTAATCCAATAGATAAAAGAAAAGTTTTAGTGCTTGTTAAAGATACAAAATGGCAGTCAATGTTAGAATTAAACAGAATGGCTTTTAGTGATAATCTTCCAAAAAATAGTGAAAGCAGAGCAATAAGCATAACAATTAAATTAATTAAAAAAAATTATTCTCATATAGATTGGATATTAAGTTTTGCTGATGGAACACAATGTGGAGATGGTACAATTTACAGAGCAAGTGGCTTTTCATTAATAGGAATTAAAAAAAACACGACTATATGTAAATTGCCTAATGGAGAAGTTAAAGCGAGACATGGAACAAGTAAAATAAATTTTGAAGGTGCAAAAGTTTTAAAAGGGTTTCAATTAAAATATATTTATTTTATTAATAAAAATATTAAAAAAAATTTAACTGTTCCAATTCTACCTTTTTCAAAAATAGAAGAAGTTGGCGCAAGTATGTATAAAGGAAATGCGGTTGCTAGAGCATAGAGGGATACTTCGTATTCAAAAGGCGGTGCAACTCCGACCCAGCCGCTCCATTTTTCAGTAGTAAAATAATAAAAATATGATTATAATTAATTAAACCGACACTCTCGGTATAAGAGGATTACCTTATGGCAAAGAAAAAATACGATATAGACGTCAAACAACTAGAAAATTTAGCAAGATTTGGGTGTACGAACATAGAAATAGCACAGTTTTTTGGCTGTGATGAAAGCACTGTTAGAAAAGGATATTCCGAATTTCTTACAAAAGGAAGAGCAACGCAAAAATTAAGATTAAGACAACTGCAATGGAAGTCTGCTGAAAGTGGAAATGTCACTATGCAAATATGGTTAGGTAAACAAATATTAGGACAATCAGAAACTCCTATTGCTGATGATAATGAGCCACTTGCATGGTCTATTGATTAGTGCCATTAACTAAACCACAGAAAGAAGTTTTAACCTGTGATAAAAGGTTCAGAGTTTTAATTTCTGGACGCAGATTTGGAAAAACATTTCTAGCCATAAATGAATTAGCAAAGTTCGGCAGATTTCCAAATAAAAAAATCTGGTACGTCTCTCCAAGTTATAGACAATCAAAGAATATTTGTTGGAATATGCTTAAAGATAGAATTATTAAGCATAAGTGGGCAAAAAAGATAAATGAAGCTGATTTATCTATTGTATTAAAAAATAATACTGTCATTCAATTAAAAGGTGCTGATAATGAACAATCCCTTCGTGGAGTAGGGTTAAATTTTATCGTATTAGATGAATTTGCCGATATTAAACCACAAGCATGGTATGAAGTTTTAAGACCGACATTATCAGATACTGGCGGTCATGCTTTGTTTTGTGGCTCTCCTAAAGGTTTTAATTTTGCATATGATTTATATACAAGAGATGACCCAGAATGGCAGAGTTTTAAATATACGACACTAGAAGGTGAACAAGTAAGCCAAGAAGAAATAGAACAAGCCAAAAACGATCTAGATGAACGCACCTTTCAACAAGAATATTTAGCTACTTTTGTTAATTATGCTGGTATTATTTACTATAACTTTGATAGAAATACGCATATCATAGATCAACATGAAACAAATTCTAAAGTCATTCATATTGGCATGGATTTTAATATTGACCCTATGGTGGCTGTTGTAAGTGAAAAAGTAAATAATGATTTAATTATTTATGATGAAATACAAATATGGAGTTCAAATACAGACGAAATGGTGCAAGAAATAAAATCACGTTATAAAGATAATCATATAATTGTTTATCCAGATCCAGCGTCAAGACAGCGCAAAACATCTGCTGGTGGTTTTACTGATTTAGCAATATTAAAAAATGCTGGCTTTGAAGTTAAAGCTAGATCACAACACCCTTTAATTAGAGATAGAATAAATGCTGTAAATTCTAAACTTAAAAACGCTAACGGTATGTCAAGTCTATTTGTAACAAAATCTTGTAAAAACGTTATTAAGAGTTTAGAAAGACAAATATACAAAGAGGGAACAAGTGTTCCAGATAAAGATAGTGGGTTTGACCATTTTAATGATGCATTAGGCTATCTTGTAGAGTATTTATTTCCTTTGCGTAGAGAGTTTAAACCAAGTGAACCGACTAGGTGGAGTTAGATGGCGAATTATAACAGAGAGTTTTTATTATCAAAGCACCCAGATTATGAAGATAATCTCAAGCATTGGAACTTTCATTATCGTTCATACTTAGGCGGAGATGATTTTTCAAATGGATATTTTTTAAATAGATATATCCTAGAACAAGATGATGAATACATAAAGCGTATAGACTTTACGCCATTAGACAATCACTGTCGGAACGTAGTACAAATTTATTCAAGTTTCCTTTTCCGTGTTCCTCCCAGCAGAGATTATGGCTCTATGACAGGTGATCCTCAATTAGAGTCATTTCTGCGAGACGCTGATTTAGATGGTAGGTCTTTTCATAACGTTATCAAAGATATGCAACAGCACGCCTCTGTTTATGGTTCTTGTTGGGCATTAATAGATAAGCCAGCAACAATTACAAAAACTAGAGCCGAAGAACTACAACAAGATATTAGACCATATATCTCTATCTATACTCCAGAGAATGTGACTAACTGGGAATATCAAAGATTACCTAATGGTAGATTTTATTTAACTTCATTAACTATTATTGAAGATATAAATCCAGATAGTGCTATCGTAAAAGTTTGGACACCAGAAGATATTACAACATACAGAGTTGATGAGTATATGAAACAATATGCTAGTGAAAAGCCTGTTAAATTAGATGAACAACCAAACGCATTAGGGGAAATACCAGCTGTTGTTTTATACAATCAAAAATCACAACGTAGAGGAATTGGTATTAGTGATTTGTCTGATGTTGCTGAATTACAACAATCTATCTACAATGATTATTCTGAAATAGAACAGTTAATAAGATTATCTAACCACCCTAGCTTAGTTAAAACACCTAACGTTGAAGCATCTGCTGGTGCTGGTTCTATTATAGAAATGCCAGAAGATATGGATTCAAATCTAAAACCTTACATCATTCAACCTAGTTCACAGTCATTAGATAGCATAATGAAAGTTGTTAATATGAAAGTTAATGCGATTGATAGAATAACTCATATGGGTTCAGTTAGAGGTACAGAAAAAACAATTAATTCTGGAATCGCCCTTCAAACGGAGTTCCAGCTGTTAAATGCTAGACTATCTGAAAAAGCAGATTTACTAGAAAACGCAGAGGAAACTATTTGGTCTTTCTTTGCTAAATGGCAGAATAAAGTATTTGATGGTCAAATTGATTATCCAGATACATTTGATTTAAGAGATTATGCAAGTGATTTACAGTTCTTACAAACTGCAAAAGCTAGTGGAGTTAAATCAGAAACATTTATAAAAGAAATAGATAAACAAATCGCAAAAGCTGTCGTAGATGATGATGAAGCAATTAATTCAATAAATAGTGAAATAGACGCTAGTTCACAAGCAATAGGGCAATTCTCTACAACATTACCAACAAATGACAATGGCGAAGAAGCGTAAAGTTTCCAAAGATAAAAAAACTAAAATACCTAAAAAGTATTTATCTGGTTTAAAAGGCGCTAAAAGATCAAAAAGAGCAAGTCTTTTAAAAAGAATGAGTGCTTTATATAAAGCTGGTAAAAGAATACCTCTTTCATTATTAAAACAAAGAAGCAAAATATAATGGCTGTAAGAAGAAAAGCATTATCGGCAACTACGCAAGCAACGCTTAGAAGCAAAGCTAAAGCTAGTAAAAGATATACTTATGGCACATTAGCTAAAGTTTATCGTAGAGGACAAGGTGCTTTTTTATCTAGTGGTTCACGTCCTAGAGTACCGATGGCGGCATGGGCAATGGCAAGAGTAAATTCATTCTTGCGTGGTTCAAGAAAACATGATTTAGATTTAAGAAAAAGGAAACGCAAATGAGTTTAAGTAATGTTTATAATTTACCATTAGGATTATCTATTCAAAAAGGTTTAGTGCAAAACTATACAGGTATTAATAAGTTTGGATTAAATACAGCAGTTGGAACATCTTTTGAAACTATTTGGGATGGTAATAATACTTATACTTATCCAAGTTCTGCTGGAACTGCTACAGCAACAAGTTCAGATACAGATGACAATACAGGCACAGTTGAGATACAAGGATTAGATTCTAATTATGATCTTGCTACAGAAACATTAACGATTGGTGGCTCTGCTGGTTCTACAAGTTTTATTAGAGTTTTTAGAGCAGTATTAAAAACAGCTAATACAGGAACATCAAATGTAGGAACTATAACAATAACAGTTTCATCAACAACAGTAGCACAAATAAGAGCTGGTTATGGTCAAACTTTAATGTGTATTTATACAGTTCCAAGAAAACATAATGCTTACCTAATGCAGTTAGATGTTGGAAGTTCTAAAGATTTAGAGAATGAAATAAGATTTATTACAAAAGAAATAGACAATGGAAACGTCTTTAACACAAAAGCATTTATTACAACTAGAGGTGGATTTGTAGAAAAGAATTATGCAGTGCCAGTTGTTATACCAGAAAAAACAGATATTGAATTAATAGCTAAAGCAAGTGCAACATCTGCTGTAAGTGGTGGCTTTGAATTATTTATAGAAAAAGTTGATCAATCTTAGTGGCTAAGTATCAAGGCAGAACAGTTAAACTTAACAAACCTTTCAGAACGACAGGCGAAAGAAAAAAGTTTGCGGTATATGTTAAAGACCGTTCAACAGGTAATGTTAAAAAAGTTCGTTTCGGTGATCCCAATATGTCTATTAAAAAAAATATACCAGCAAGACAGCGTTCCTTCCTAGCCAGACATGGTGCTATTTTAAAGAAAGTCAAAGGTCAAAAGTCATTAGCCCCTGTATATTGGGCAATAAAATCATGGCGAAAATCCTTTAAAATCTAGGGTTTTTTAATTATTTTGCATTTTTTTTCATTATTTTCTTTATTTATTATTATTAATTTGATAATACTTATATATAATTAAAACAAAGGAGAAAAAAATGGATAAACTAACTATTAAAAACACAGGTAAAGAAGGTAAGTATTGTTTTTATGAAATTGAATATAAAGAAAAAAAATATGAACTTATTAATGGCAATATGTATGGTGATCTAGGTTATAGTGCTTGGAATATTATTGATAATAATTCAGATGATATAGGCGCTTTAGAAACTGTAAATACTATTGCTGATGCAAAAGCATGGATAAAAGAAAACTGTTAGGAGAAAAAAATGAATACAATACACAATGATAATAATATTGAACACGCTGTTTTAGTTCTTGTTAGTGCAATACGAGAAAATAAAATATCTTATGATTATCTTAATAATAATTTAATTTTAGGAAGTATTATGGCGGTTCACAATTTAACTAAAGCACAAAGTAAAACAGTTGTAAGTCTTTGTAAAAAATATTTAAAGGTGGCTCAATAATGAGCCATCTAAGAGAGGAGAAAAAAATGGAAAACTATAAAAAAATTATAATTACTGCTATTTCAATGGTTATAAAATATGAGCCAATAAAATTAGCTAGACTTGTTAGAACATATATTAAAGATAATTTTTTACATGAAGGAGAAATATTAGAAAATAATGATGTTAAACTTATTTTTACTGACCAGTCTACTGTTGTATTTGATAAAAGTGGTAATATTGTTTTAAAAACTTTTAAAGGAAAATAAAATGGAAGAAAATCTTAAAATTCATAAAACAGATGAAAATACATTTTATGTTTTTTCTGAACAAGGTCTTAATAATAAAAAAACTGGTTTTGCTGAATGGTCATGGGGACCTTTTAAAACTATTGATATAGCAAAAAAAGAAATAAATAATATTATGAATAAATATGAATAGTAAACAACTACAAAAAACTATGAACGAGGTCGGACTTTCACAGTCTGACCTTGCACGTTTAATCTTTGATACAGATACATTAGAACAATACCAACGAATTAAAATTAATAGATATATTTCTGGTAAGTCTAAAGTTCCACATTGGTTGCCTGTTATACTAAAAATGTATATACAAGCAAAGAATGGCTAGAATAGATTTTACAGAACAATTAGCAGATCAACACGAACTACAAATCAAGCGTACTTTAGCAGATTTAGAGGCTCGTATTATTTCTGATATTTCTAAAGCAGTATCAAGAGAAGATATTATAACAACACAAATAGCAATACAGCTACGCCCAAATATAAAAAGATTTATAGAAGAAACCTATTCCACAGTTGCTGATAGTAATGTGAGAGATTATGACCAAATTGTGACTTCATTCATGAACGAGTTTGGAGAATTAAATATTCCAGATAATTTTAAAACATTAACTCAAGTTGATTTAGATACAATCACACAATTAAAGTTTCAAAGTTTTAGTGGCTATGAAGAAATAGCAAATAGATATTTAACCGAGATCAATGCTAATGTTTATCAAAATGCTATTGCTGGAAAACCTTTTGAAGAAATGGTCAAAGATATTAGAGGGTTAATTACTGGTGATGAAGATAGACGTGGGCGTTCTATGTCTGGTTATGCGTCACAAATAGCCCATGATAGTGTTATGCAATTTGATGGTCAGTTTACAGTTTATAAAGCAAAAGAGGCTGGGTTAAATAAATATAAATATACAGGAACACTTGTTAGAGATAGCCGAGACCATTGTAGAAAACACATTAACAAAATTTATACCGAAGAAAGAATAAGAGAAATATGGCAAGGGTCTTGGGCTGGTAAATCAGAAGGCGATCCATTTATAGTTAGAGGTGGTTATCGTTGTAGGCATACTTGGTTGCCTGTTGTTGACATTTAATATATATTATCAAAATTAACTAAGGAGTTTATCATGGCTGACGAGCAAAAAAAAACGGATCAGGTTGAAGAAACTGCACCTGTTGAAGCAGTTGAAGAAAAGAAAGCGGAAGAAACTTTATATAATCAAAGACAATTAGAGGACGCTATTAAATCTAGACTAGCTAGAGAACGTGCTAAAATGTACCAAGAATTAGGTACAGATAATCTTGATCAAGCAAAATCTGCTTTAAAAGAAAAAGAAGAACAAGAAATAGAACGTAAAAAACAACGTGGAGAATTTGAAGATTTATTAAAACAACAAGCAGATAAATTTAATCAAGAAAAATCCCAAATGCAAAAACAACTAGAGCAAATCAAAATCAATGACGCTTTAGTAAACTCCGCAGTTAAGAATAAAGCAATCAATCCAGAACAAGTAACAAACCTTCTCCGTTCCAAAGTTAAATTAAATGAAGATGGTAGAGTAGAAGTACTTGCGGAAAATAGTCAACCACGTTATAATTCCAAAGGCGAATTATTGAGCGTAGATGATTATGTTCAAGAGTTCATTACGCAGAATCCTCACTTTCAAAGCGCAACTCCTTCGGGAAGTGGAAGTAAGGCGAATGTGGGTAAGGTAGACGCAAAACCTTTTAATATTGCGGATTTAGATATGAGCAAAGCAGAGGATAGAAAAGCATATGCGGATTACCGCAAAAATCGTGATTCTAAACCTACTGTTATTAACCGATAAACCAAATAGGAGTCTAAAATGGCTGATGAAAGTACCAGTTCCACGTTATCGGAACTATATACGGAAATTGTTGCTGAAGCTGAGTTCGTAATACAAGAGAAATCTTTAATGATGAACTTAGTTAAAAATTACACTATTGCTGGTGGTGGAAAATCTGTAGAAGTACCGATTTATTCTGCTATTGCGGCGGCGGCTGTAAATGAAGCAACTGACTTATCAAACACTGCGGTTGATCCGTCAAGTGTTACAATAACTGCAAGTGAGGTTGGTGTAATGACTACATTAACTGATCTAGCGAGAAACTCTGCACCAAGAAATGTTGTAGCTGACATCGGAAGATTATTCGGTGAAGGTATTGCTAAAAAAATGGATCAAGACTTAATTGCTCTATTTGATGGCTTTTCAACTACACTAGGTGATGGAACTACTGCAATAGCGGCATCATCAATTTTTAATGCGGCATCTACTTTAAGATCTGCTGGATTACCGATTGACGAATGTGTAGCAGTATTGCACCCAAAAATTGCTTACGATTTAAAAGCTAACTTAACAAACACTTTTGCAAATCCAAATGCTGGTGATTTACAAAACGAAGCTATGAGAAATGGTTTTGTTGGAACACTAGCTGGTATTAAAATATTTGAAACTTCAAATATGGCTAATACTGGTACTGCTGGTGATTATAAAGGAGCAGTAATGCACAAAGACGCATTAGCATTAGCAACTATGCAAGGCATAAAAATTGAAACGCAACGTGACGCAAGTCTTAGAGCGGATGAAATTGTTGCTACGGCTGTATACGGCGTAGGTGAATTACATGATAGTTATGGTGTAGAAATGCACTTTGATTCTTCAATCCAATAATTATTATAGGGGGGTTATTCCCCCCTTTATTCTAATTGAATATTTTTTTTAAAAAGGTAAAAAGAAATTATGTGTGAATGTAACGAAAATTGTATCTGCGGTAAATAATGGCAACAACTGTCTTTAGTGTAGCATTAAGTCATCTACAGGAATATCAACCAGACATTGCTGGATTTGGTATTGCTTCATGGGATACACAATTACAGCATGCAGAAGATGATGTTATCAGACAAGTTCGTGAAGAATGGTGGGAAAGATACCGCCACACAGTAAGATATAAAGATATAACAAAGATAACTTCTATAGAACTAGACAGTTCCAAGTTAGTGCCAGCACAATTTATTAGAGCAGTATGTTATAAAGCATTTGCAGAATATATATTTCCTCAACTTACAAAATGGCGTGATCCAGATACTGGAGAAGGCAAAGATAGTTTTCAAGTACAAATAGATTATTACAGATCTAGATATGCAGAAGAATTTCAAGCTGTATTGCGTGATGGAATTTCTTATGATGAAAATTCTGACAGTATTATCCAAGACACAGAAAAAGAACCTATTCATACATTACGCCTAGTTAGGTAAATGGTCGCTGACGTTAAAATCACAGCAAATACAATAGATGTAAGTAACTATATAAAAAAAGTTACTAAGACTATTCCCAGAGATATTCAAAAAGGGTTAGCCCAAGCATCTGCTTTTGGTATTCAACAAATCACAGAAAAGACACAAAAAGGTCAAATGCCAGATGGAGGTAGATTTAGACCATATTCAAAATCAGCTAGAAAAGATAGAGCCAAAAGAGGAAGGCAAATATCATTCGTAGATTTAACTGATACTGGTAGAATGTTTAGATCATTAACAAGTAAAATAACTAAATCAAAAGGAACATTATTTTTTCGTAGACAAGAAGAAAATAAAAAGGCTTTCTTCCATGATGTTGGACATGGTAAAATGCCACAAAGACCTTTCTTTGCTATTGGACGTAGAGACGAAGATAAGATAAGAAAGATATTTTTTAGGGCTATAAAACTATGAGTAAACGAGAAGATATTGCTGGAGATATAATAACTAAGCTAACTGCTGTTAGTTCGCCTATCACGTTTAAAAAGATCACTAGAGAGCCATTTGAACCAGAAGAATTAGCAGATCCACAGTTCCCAAGTTGTTATATACAAACTGGAGATGAAACTAGGGAGATGTTATCTTTAGGCGAAGTAGGAACAGGAAAACGATCTGGCACAATAGATTTTTTAATCGTCGGCTTTGTCAAAGGCACAGATACCAATATAGATACCTTACGTAATCAACTCATAGAAGTAGTTGAAGAAACCCTTGATAATGACATAACAAGAAATGGAAATGCTTTGAATACGCAAATAATTGAAGCTAATACAGATGAAGGTGTACTTTTTCCTTACGGCGGAATAAGAATTGTGGTAAGAGTTTTTTATGAATTTATTAGAGGAACTGCATAATGGCTAAAAGAATTAAAATTTATTTCCCTAATGGCAAAGATCAAATTGAAATCTATGATGATCAATTAGAAAAATATCTTGCAAATGGTTTTAAAAAAGATAAAAAAGTTTCTAGATCAACTTCAAAAAAAGTTGAGGTTGAGATAAAACCAGAAGAAAACAACGAGGAGTAAATTATGGCAACTCATGTAGGTACAAGCGGTGTTGTAAAAGTTGGAGCAAATACTGTTGCAGAGGTGACAGGGTTTACTTTAAATGAAACACAAGACACAGTTGAGGATACTAGCTTAACTGATTCAAAAAAATCTTATTTAGCATTAAGAGGCGATGCTACTGCAACTATTGAATGTCATTGGGACGAAACAGATACCAATGGCCAAGAAGCATTAGATGTAGGAACAAGTGCAACTATAGAATTATATCCAGAAGGTGCAGATAGTGGCGATGCTTATTATACTGGTACTGGAATTGTTACTGGTGCTGATGTAGCAGTTTCAATGGACGGAATAATTGCAAGAACGCTAAATATTCAATTTAGTGGTGGAGTAACGCACACTACAGTATAAGGATTAAATGCCAGAAAAAATTGATTTTTTTCAAGGTGTCTCAAGTCACTTTGAAAGTTTAGAAGTTAAAATAATAGAAGTACCAGAATGGGGTTTAGAGGGCGAAAGAGCAATTTATGTTCGCCCTTTTACAATGAATGAAAAAGCACGAATATTTAAGGGTGCTAACGATTCAGATTTAAACGTATTA